CGAAGAAGCTGACAGCACGGTAAAAACACAGATGGAAGTTGTGGAGACCAAGCTATTGGACATCTGCAAGGAGATCGGTGTTGATCGTCTTGGTAGCACTCACGGTACAGTAATGCGTACTGTGAAGACACGCTATTGGACAAGCGACTGGGAATCAATGCACAAGTTCATCTTGGAAAACAAGATGCCCGAACTGCTTGAACGCCGTATCAGTCAAACCACCATGAAACAACTGTTGGAAGAGAACCCCGAGCTTATGCCTATGGGTTTGAATACTGACAGCAAATACAGCGTAACTATAAGGAGAACCACAAGTGGAACTTGAACAATCATTGACCGTGCCCGAAGTGGCAAAAATGTTGAGGATGTCACGTCAGACAATCTACAACATGGTCAAGTCGGGGGACATCCCCCATTTTAGAGTAGGCAACAAAGTGCGTTTCAATCGCGCAGACCTTGATGCCTTAATGCAAACCAAAACTGTAACAACTGGAGAATCCAAATGAGCGAAATGACACTATTTTCTAAGGGCGGCAACACACTACCTGCCCACCTGAAGAACTTACAATTAGACGCAACCACAAAAGCCTTGATGGGTGGTAGTGGTGGCACTGGCGGTAAGCGCATCTCCATTCGCGGCAACGTGTTCCGCATGATGGTTGATGGAAAAGAAATTGCACAGAACGAAGACCGTGCAATGAACATTATTATTGCGGCGGCAAACGCAAACGTATCGAGAAATTACTATGCAGGGACATACCAAGAAGGCCAAGCCATGGCACCCACATGTTGGTCAAACGATGGTGTCACACCCGACATCAAAGCCGAGCAACCACAAGCAAGCAAGTGCGCTTCATGCCAACAAAACATCAAAGGCTCCGGCCAAGGTGATTCCCGCGCATGCCGATTTACCCAACGCCTTGCCGTCCTCTTGGAGAACGATATTCGTGGAGACATTTATCAACTGAGTCTCCCTGCGCAGTCCATCTTTGGTGCGGCTGAGAACGGTAAGATGCCTTTGCAATCATACGCAAAGTTCTTGGGCAGTCATGGTTTGCCAGTGACCGCCGTCGTTACTGAGATGCGTTTTGATACTGCAAGCGCAACACCACGCTTGACGTTCAAGGCAGTGCGTCCTTTGAATGAAGAAGAGTTGGCAATGGCTCAAGACAAGGGTCAGTCTGCTGAAGCCAAATCTGCTATCGCCGCAACCGCCGCGCAGATGGATGGGGCTACTAAAGCGGAATTCACACGTCCCGCCGCAGTCGAAGCCCCCAAAGCGGAAACCAAGGTACAGGCTGAAGCCGTTGAAGAAACAGCAGAGCCAACCAAACGCGCTAAGAAAGCCGCACCAAAAGATGTGGCTGACATCTTGGACGATTGGGCTGAAGAGTAATTGAATCGGGGGGAAAACCGTGCAATTTAGTTTGCGAACGAGCGGTCAGTACCCCCACCTAAATTATGAATAACAGAGGTTATTCCCGTAAATTTGTAGATGCCAATAATAAGGCAGACCCATTTCATGTGGGTGTGCAACTTGGACGCATTTGTATTCAACGTGACATTCCAGTACAGGATGTAGCTGAACATTTAGACGTATCACGTCAGGCCATTTACATGTGGTTCTTGGGGAAAGCACTGCCGCACCCGAGCAAGCGCAAAGTATTATGGGAACTGCTTGACCGCCTAACGGCCAACGCCGCAACTTGATCCCCCCGCCCATGGTCTATCGCCAGTAGATCGGAAGGCATATTTGTCTGTAAAAGAGCGAACAATGACAACACGGAACCCCTTTCTCACATCTGTACTTGCCCCCGAAGGTTTGTACTGTGTGGTTGGATTGAAGAAGGGTGCGCCGAGGCAGACTTTTGTAGAAACGATTGATGAGATTGATGGAGTCGTAGATGGACTTATCTCGCAGGGGTTTGACGCATACTTTGGATGCGCTAAATATCTTTTGGAAGATGAAGGTCGCACAGCAAAGAACGCAAAATGGTTTAAGGCTTTTTGGCTTGACCTAGATTGTGGTGAAAACAAACCATACGATTCACAAGCATCCGCATTGGATGCGCTCAGAATATTTGTTAAAGCAACAGGGTTACCTCGACCCACTATCGTTAACTCAGGACGTGGCATACACGTTTACTGGACGCTGAAGGAGACCATCGGTTACAACGATTGGAAGCCGACAGCCGAAGCACTGAAGAAATTCTGTGCCTCATACAATCTGCTTGCTGATCCTGCGGTTACAGCAGATGCCGCACGAATACTGCGTATACCCGAGACGTTGAACTTCAAGGACAACCCGCCCAAGCCCGTATCTGTAATGGTCGAGTCGCAGCCGGTAGAGTTCACACGCTTCAAGACGTTGATAGGTGTAGAAGAAGAGGATGACGAGCCGCAAGGTTTGTTTGGTTCTGACGCACCACCACGCCGACCAATAGATGCAACCACCCGCGCCTTGATGGGTAACAGTGTGTCCCGTTTTGGGACTATCATGCGCAAGAGTGCCGAGGGTGAAGGATGCGCACAACTACTGCGTATCTATAAAGAGCAAGAGACTGTTGAGGAACCGCTATGGAGAGCGGGTCTGTCTATTGCGATCAACTGCGAAGATGGTGAGAAAGCGATCCACAAGATTAGCAATCAGCACCCTGAGTACGATCCACAAGAGACGTTCAACAAGGCACACGCACTACTGGAGAAGCCATACAAGTGCGCTACGTTTGCAAGCATTAACTCTGCACCGTGTAACGACTGCCCACACAAGGGCAAGATTACTTCTCCGATTCAGATTGGTTCCCGCATCGCCGAAGCCAAGGCAGAAGACAACATCGTTGTCATGCGTAACGCCATATTGGAAGAAGAAGTCACGGTTGAAATACCTGACTACCCATACCCATACTTTCGTGGCAAGAACGGCGGTGTGTACAAGCGGGGTTGGGGTAAAGATGAGAAGGGTGAGGATGAGAAAGATGAGTTGATCTACGAGTACGACTTCTACGTCGTGAAGCGGTTGACTGATCCTGACACAGGAGAATCTTTGTGGATGCGCTTACACATGCCCAAGGATGGAATCCGTGAATTCTCCGCGCCACTATCAAGCGTTTTATCTAAGGACAAGTTGCGGGAAGTCTTGGCATACCAAGGTGTCACTGCATACAACAAAAGATTGGATTTACTTATGGGTTACATCACCAAGTGGGTGCAAGAACTTCAGCACCTAACAGAAGCAGAAAAGGCACGTCAACAATTTGGTTGGCATGAAGACGATACCAAGTTCATCATTGGCAATCGTGAAGTTACAGCATCGGGCGTGAACTACAGTCCCTCATCTAATGCCACTGCGGAGATCGCAAGCTACTACACCAAGAAAGGTACGGTTGCCGAGTGGAAAAAGGTTGCCAACATCTATGCGGCTCCCGGAAATGAAGTACGTGCGTTCACACTCTTTGCAGGATTTGGGTCAGCGTTATACAAGTTTACAAAGCTCAACGGCTCAATCATTCACCTGACAAACAACGGCTCCGGTGTAGGTAAGACAACGATTCAGCTTGCAGTCAACAGCATTTGGGGCAGACCCATTGAACCGTTGATGAACCAAGAGGATAAGTATTTGGCACGTATGCACCGTATCTCAGTGCTTGGCAATATACCCCCTACCATTGATGAGTTGACCAACATGGGAGATGAGGAAGTCAGTGCAATGGCGTACGCTATTACGCACGGGCGAGGCCGTAACCGTATGCAGTCACAGTCTAATGCTGAACGTAGTAATTCACTGCGCTGGAATTTGATTGCGATTACATCAGGTAACAAGAGTTTGTACGATCAGTTGTATAACCTCAAAGACTTTCCGGAGGGCGAACTGATGCGGGTACTGGAGTTTGCAGTTGCCAAGAACGATAGCTTGAGTAAGGCTGAGTCTGATGCGATGTTCAACCCCATGTACGAGAACTACGGTGTAGCCGGAGAAATCTTCATCCGTTACGTGATTGCTAACCTACCGGAAGTTCAGCGTCTATTGAATGCGATTCAGCGCAAGTTTGATAAGGCCGCAGGGTTTACACAACGTGAACGCTTTTGGTCTGCGACAGCGGCATGTGCTCTGACATCCGGCATCATTGCTAAGAAGTTAGGTCTGCATGATATTGATGTATCCGCAGTCTACAAATGGGCAGTGGAAACTCTAAGCAGTATGCGCATTGAAGTCCGCGCTGACAGCATGACACCACTGAGCCGTATTGGTATGTTCTTGAACGAGAAGAACAACAACATGTTGATTGTGAAAAGCACGGTTGATAAGCGGTCAGGGTTATTTGAATCACCAATACGGGAACCCCGTGGGGAGTTGATGACCCGCTACGAGCCGGATACTAAACTGCTGTTTATCTCCACCAAGGCACTGCGTGAGTGGTGTAGTGAGAATCAAATATCCTATAAGATGGTGTGCGCTGATCTACAGAAGGCCAAGATCATCAAAGGTATTATTAAGAAGAGCATGTCCAAAGGTTCTGATATGACCACACCTTCAGTGTTTGCACTGATGATTGACTGCGCTGTTGCTACTGACCTTGATCCGGAAGTAGAAACTATTACCCATGACGATAACGGCTGATACTGT